GCCAAGGCCAACAAGCTGATGGCATCACACAAGGCCGCGACGAAGGACGGCAGGGACGCCGCACTGGTGCACACCAACCGCAACCTGCCGTTATCGATGAACTGGACCCAGTACCACCCCCCGGCCCCAGCAAAAGAATAAAAAAAATCGCTTTTTCGGCGGTTTTTTGCTTTTTAGCCACACATGGCTCCGGAGAGGGGGCATATCCCCCTCCCCCGGGGGCCTTTCCGCGGGCCGTCCGCCGTGTGGGAACATTTTTTCACGAAAAACAGGAGGGCTACAAGCATGCCTGAGCTGATGGGACCCGAATTCCTTAAGCGCCGCCTGGCTGTAAAGCAGGTTCGGGTTAATATGCGATATAAATACTACGAAATGAAAAACCGGGTGAAGGACTTCAACATCACGATCCCGGCAAAATGGTCCTGGCTGACTGCCTCGCTTGGATGGTGCGCGAAATCCGTCGACTCCATTGCGGACCGCCTCGTCTTCCGGGGCTTCGGCGGTGACATGTTCAAGCTTAACGATATCTATGCAGCCAACGCCTCTGACGTGCTTTTCGACAGTGCGATCCTGTCCGCCATGATCAGCTCGTGCTGCTTTATTTATATCGGCCGGGATGATAACGGTTTTCCCAAGATGCAGGTGATTGATGGCGGGAATGCAACGGGCGTGATCGATCCGATCACCCTGATGCTTAAAGAGGGCTATGCGGTTCTGGATCGGGATCCGGAGAAGGGAGATCCGACGCTTGAGGCCTACTTCGAACCGGGACGGACCACGTTCTTCCGGGACGGCAAAGTGGCCGAAGTCTCCGACTACCCCACGAGCTACCCGCTGCTGGTGCCGATCATCAACCGCCCGGACGCCCGGAGGCCCTTCGGTCATTCCAGGATTACCCGGGCATGCATGGATCTTCAGCAGGCCGCACTCCGCACCCTGAAGCGCTCCGAAGTGTCTGCAGAATTCTACTCTTATCCGCAGCGGTACATCACCGGCATGGATTCAGAAGCCGCCGAAATGGACAAGTGGAGGATGGTCGTGTCCGCGTACCTGCGGATCGATAAAGATGACCAGGGCGACAAGCCGCAGGTCGGCCAGTTCCCGCAGATCAGCATGGTGCCGTTCGTTGATCAGATGCGGATGTACGCGGCGCTGTTCGCCGGCGAGACGGGACTGACGATGGATGACCTCGGCTTTGTGTCGGATAACCCGTCCAGCAACGAGGCGATCCGGGCCGCCCACGAGAATCTGCGGCTGACGGCCCGGAAGGCACAGCGGACCTTCGGCGTGGGATTCTTGAATGCCGGTTTCCTGGCTGCCTGCGTCCGGGATGACCGTGGCTATCTCCGGTCCGGAATGACGGTGGAAAAGCCGCTCTGGGCTCCGGTGTTCGAACCGGATGCGGCCACCCTGTCCGCTACCGGCGACGGCATCATCAAAGTCAACCAGGCCGTTAAGGGCTACTTCGGCAAGAATAACCTCGTGGACATGCTGGGCATAGAACCGGAGGAATAAGATGACGCTGGGAGAAGAGCTTTCCGCCAAGATTAAAAAGCTTTACCAGGGCGGTGGAAAGAGCAGCCGGGATCTGAATGCGATCCTGGCGAAAATCGAGAAGGGCGGCGGCACATACATCGACGCCCATGATTATGCTTACCTGGCCGGGAAGATGCTTTCGGACATCTTCGGCTGCACCATCACGGTGGACGTCCTGCCAAACGGGCAGCTGGATGTGGTGGATGCCGGGAAGATCATCTCGGACGCCTTGAAAATGAATTTCGATGACGTTTCCGGGACAACCGCCCGGATTCAGCGGAACCTTAACCGGGCGGCCGGGCTGGATCTCGATCCGGTGCTCCCGAGGATCAACACGGCGCGGGTCAACGGCATGACCACCCTCGCCAGCTCCGGACCGGTGGATCAGATCATGGACGAGCTGATGGAGGCGCTGACCACCTTTTCGCAGCACATCGTCGATGACGAGCTGAAGGCCAACGCTGACGCCCATTACAAAGCGGGATTTACTCCCAAGATCATCCGGAAAGCCGAATCCGGGTGCTGTAAGTGGTGTTCTGCACTGGCTGGCGAGTATGAGTATCCGAACGTCAACAGGGACGTTTTCCGCCGTCACCAGCGCTGCAGGTGCGTCACGGACTACAACCCCGGGGACGGGATTAACCACTGGCAGAATGTCTGGAATCAGAGTCAGTGGCGCGAGTTCGACTAGGAGGTGGCCCATGCTGGAGCTGTTCGTCTTCTGGTTTTTCGTTTTCCTGTTTTTCCAGCTTTGAGGAGGTGTTTGTTATGCGTATTCCAGCCGCCTTTTTTATCATTTACGCCTTCCCATAGCGATGCTCAGGGCGAGACGTAAATAGTAACTTGGACGGAGGGAGCACATGGCGGAATTAAGAAAAGGCCGTCAGACTCCTACCCAGTCCGTGGTGTTGCCTTATACCCAAACCTTTGGCCAGGACGCCATCGATTTATACAACTCAACAGGTAACGAGGCCTATGATTGGCAGAAGCTGCTCCTCATGGACATTCTGGCCACCAATCAGGATGGCCTCTTTGTGCATTCCCGGTTTGCAATCGTCGTACCCCGCCGAAACGGCAAGAACGAGGTCATCACGATGCGCGAGATGTGGGGGCTGGTAAATGGCCAGAAAATCCTGCACACCGCACACCGGGCCACCACCAGCCACTCCGCATGGGAACGTTTAAAGGACCTGCTGGACGATGCCGGCATTGAATACAAATCAACGGCAGCCTCAGGCAATGAGACGATCCGCATCGTGGGTGGCAAAGGCCGCATCAACTTCCGCACCCGAACGGACAGCGGCGGCCTCGGTGAAGGCTACGACCTCATGATTATCGACGAGGCCCAGGAATACACCGACAACCAGGACAGCTCGCTCAAATACCTAGTTTCTGCATCACTTAATCCGCAGATCATCCTCACCGGAACGCCGCCCACGGCAGTCAGTGCCGGCACGGTTTTCGCCAAGCTCCGGGAGATGCTTTTCCGTGGTGACCTGCAGGACACCGGGTGGGCTGAATGGTCCGTCGAGCACCAGCATGATCCGTACGATTCAGAATGGTGGTACGAAACGAACCCGTCGCTGGGCTACCGGCTGACGGAGAGAGCAATCAAAGCAGAAATCACCGGGGATGATCTGGATTTCAACATCCAACGGCTCGGCTACTGGGTGCGGTACAACCTTAAGTCCGAAATTTCGGAAGCGGAATGGCTCGAGCTTAAGTGTGACAAGCTTCCGGACCTCAAAGGTCGGCTGTTCGTGGGCGTTAAATTCTCCAAGCAGCTGCCCAATGTGGCGCTCTCGATTGCCGTAAAGACGCAAGATGACAGAATATTTGTCGAGGGCATTGACGATCGGCCGGTGAAGGCCGGGCTTGATTGGATAGTGGCGTTCCTGCACAGCACCAATCCGCGGAAAGTGATCGTGGATGGTGACTCAGGCAAGCAGCTGCTGGCCAATGCGATGCAGGACGCCGGGCTTAAAAGCCCGACTTTTCCTGCTGTCAAAGACGTTATCGAGGCAAACGGTGCGTTTGTCCAGGCATTATCCCAGAAACGGCTTGCCCATATGGCGCAGCCGTCCATGATTGACAGTGTCTGCAACGTGGAAAAGCGTGCCATCGGTTCGAACGGAGGCTATGGCTTCCGTAGCATCAACGATAGTATCGATGTGGCCCTGCTGGACAGCGTTATTCTGGCACAGTGGGCCTGCGGATCGACCAAAGGCGAAGGTACAAGGCAAAAAATTCACTGTTGAGTAATCTCAGCAACATTTACCGATACCACCGGGTAAAGTGGGGAGGAGAATTTAATCATGTTTACACCTATCAACACGCAGGAAGAACTGGATAAAGTCCTGAAAGAGCGCCTCGAACGAGAGGCCAAGAAGTACGAGACTCAGATCACTGAGCTCACGGCGAAGGCGGCCAAAGCTGACGAGCAGGCCACAACCATCACCAACCTGCAGAAAGAAATCAACGAGAATAAAGCCAAGATCAAGGGATACGAGACCGACTCGGTAAAGAAACGGATTGCCCTTGAGATTGGCCTGCCATACGAAATGGCGGAACGCCTGCGTGGCGATGATGAGAAGGCTATCCGCGAAGACGCGGAGGCCATGAAGAAATATATCGGCAAACAGTCCCGCGGCGCGGATCCGGATTTCAACCCGGACCGGAGCGGCGTGGACAAGAATGACAAGTCGGCAGCACTTAAAAGCATGCTGTCCGCTCTGAAAGGAGACTAACAATGCCTGATTCTTTGATCACCAGAAAAAGCACCCTTTTCCCTGAGCAGCTGGTAACGGACCTCTATTCCAAGGTCGCTGGCCACTCTTCCCTGGCCAAGCTCTGTGGCGCCACACCGATGCCTTTCAATGGCTTTAAAACCTTCGTTTTCACGATGGATAACGAGGCCAGTCTCGTGGGTGAGGGCGAGGCCAAGCCCGCCGGCGATGCCAAAACTGAGCCGGTGGTTGTTACCCCGCACAAGTTCATCTATCAGCACCGGCTATCCGATGAATTCATGAACGCCGCCGAGGAAGTGCAGCTGGCCTATCTGCAGACCTTTGCTGATGGCTTCGGCAAAAAAATCGCCCGTGCCCTGGATATCGCCGCAATGCACGGCCTGAACCCCCGCACCATGACGCCCGCCAACGCGCTGACCGGTGTGGACTTCGACAGCAAGATCACCAACAAGGTGACTTATGCATCTACCACCCCGGACGACAACATCGACGCGGCTATTGCGATGCTGTTGGCTGCTGACTGCCAGGCTACCGGCATGGCTCTGTCTCCCGCATTTGGCGCGGCCATGGCCAAGGTTAAGGTTAACGGTGTTGTGCAGTATCCGGAATTCCGATTCGGCCAGATCCCGTCTGGTTTTGCCGGTTTCGGCGTTGATATCAACAACACCGT